GATGAAGATGATGGGATTCCATATTGATCTATGATTTGAATTAAATTTGAATGGGCGGTTTTTCCGCCCATTTTTACATCAATATAATGAAAGGGTTAAAATGCAAGCTGAATATATAGACCATATGGGAAGTGATTTGACAGTAGTAAATGCTGCTAGAGTTTCATTTAATAAGAAAAGTGAAGTTTTGGATGCTAAGGATGAAAAGCTTATTGATTATCTAGCATCACATGGACATTGGACACCATTTGCTCATGCTGTTATCACTATGCGCGAAACTGTACCAATTTTTGTAGCTCGACAGAGGTTTAAACATACGGTGGGTTGGAGTTATAATGAGGTTTCCAGACGATATGTATCAGACAAACCAGAGTTTTATACACCGCTTAAATGGCGAAGTGCTCCAGTTGGTAGTGTTAAGCAGGGTAGTGGTTTGGATGAAATTACCAGACTAAAATTTGAAATTGTTGACCCTATCTATGGAAAGGGTTTTGGTTATGAAGAATTTGATACATCTATTAGTGATGTATATGAAAATCTATTATTACATGCTGAATTGGTTTATAATGCTATGATTGAAAATAATGTAGCACCTGAACAAGCCAGAATGGTGTTACCACAAAGCATGTACACATCATATCATGTTACTGGTTCTCTATATGCATGGGCTAACGCATATAAACAGAGAAGTGATCCACATGCACAACTTGAAATTCAAGAATTGGCTAAAGATTGGGATAAAGTGATTAGTGAATTGTTTCCATATTCGTGGGATTCACTCAAGAAAAGTTAATTATTAACATGGAGATAAAATGAATATAGAAATAGATTATAGAAATTTCGATATAGAACATATACAAGAAGGTAATTATGTATATTTTTACACATTCATTAGAAGTGCTCAGGTAAAGTTGTCACCTCGTGTTGAATTGGAAACTGGAACTACATTCGAAACTTTTACTAAAAATACAGAAATTATGAAAATTTTAGAAGAAGAATTGGCTTTAAGTATTAAAGATAATATAAGATTTTTAAATAAAGGTCCATTGAGACTCGCATAATTGTTATATTCACTTTACAACGGGTTTAGAATATGATATATTAATCATAAGAGAAACAAAGGAATGAGATTATGAAAGTTGATTGGAAACCAATAAGTGAAGCACCAAAAAATGATGATTACTATACTGGTCCGTGGTTGTTTGGTCGAAATAAATATGATGAATATCGAGTGATTCGATGGACTACAGAATATCCATGCACTGAAGGTTGTTGGATGTATGCATACTCTTATGATCAGGAACTTGACTATAGTGAAATTCAAGAATTTGATCCAGTAGAATTTGATTATCTCCCAGAATAGGTAAAAATATTATGAATTATGAATTTCCAGTAATCACTCATATCGATGAAGTGAAACATCTGCTTGAAGATAGAGATGATTTTCGTCTTTATGAGAAAGATGATTTTGATGTTATTGATTATGTCGTAGCATTTACCGATACGTTTCCACCAGTTACCGATTGGGATACTGCAGTATTGCGTGAATTTCGTGGTCTTATCTTTTACAAGGATGGTTTTATTGCGCGTAGAGCATATCATAAATTTTTCAATGTTGATGAGCGTGAAGAAACAAAATCCATTGATTTGGATAAGAAGCATGTAATTTTGGAAAAATTGGATGGGTCTATGATTGCCCCATTTTCTCTTGATGATGGTTCCATATATTGGGCAACAAAGGTTGGTGCTATTGATTTCCATGATGAGGTTGCTGCATTTGTAACTCCATCTTATGTTGATATGGTATCTGACTGCCTGCCAATGAATCAGCCTATCTTTGAATGGATGGGGCCAAACAACAGAATCGTTATTGGATATGACGTACCACAACTTGTTCTTACTGGTATTCGTAGTAAGAATAGTGGTGAATATATGGCATATAATGAGATGAAAGCATTGGCTGAATATTATGGAGTGCCATGTGTGAAAGCTTATGATGGTACATTTGAGAACATGGAAAAACTCATGACTCATACACGTGGGTTAACTACTGAAGAGGGTTATGTTATTGTTTTTGAAGATGGACATAGATTCAAAATTAAGAGTGATTGGTATTGCCAGCTTCATAAGGTGAAGTCATATTTTGATTATGAAAAGGATGTTGTTAAGCTTATCATGCAAGGTGATATCGATGATTTGATTCCAATGTTGGATGAAAATCAACAATCAAAAGTTAATGTATTTTCTCAAAAATTGAATGATGAATTATATGTTAATTTGTATGTTGGAATATGTTCTGAGGTAGATAGAGTTGAACGTGAAAAATTAGATAAAAAGGGTTTTGCTCTTTCATCTAAAAATGTTCATCATTTTGTTCGATCAGTGATGTTTAAATATTTTGATGATTTTGGTTATATCGTAGACAATATTAATGATATAATCAAAGATGGTGTTATCAACAATACATCATCTGGTAGGAAATGGGTTGACTTCAAGAAAGCAAATGGAATCACCCTTGATTGGTGATTCCATTTCTTAACTAAGGATATACAATGAAATTATCCGTTTACAACTTAGAGAATATGATGTATAAATATAATACGCTTCTATAGTGAAACTGGATATAACACAAATCTTCTAAATTTGAGTTGATGGTTCGAGTCCATCTAGAAGCTCCAATTAAATAAGGATATATTATGAAATTCTTTTTTATGTTTGTCGGTCTACCTGCATCTGGAAAATCATCCGCATTATGGACTATGGTTAAGTCTTTGCTAGATGATGGTGTCCATATGAGTAATATCACTGTTTTGAGTACTGATGCATATATTGAAGATATCGCAAAAAAGTGTGGTAAAACTTATAATGAAATTTTCAAAAACCATATTAAGGATTCAACCAGAATTATGTACGAAGCTCTTGAAAAGGCTTTGGCTGCTGATGTTGAATTTGTATTTTGGGATCAAACCAATCTTACATCTAAGTCACGCAAACAGAAGTTTGATAAAATTAACAAAGATGAATTTGAGACTTATGCAATTGTCTTTGAGAAAGAGAGTCCTACTCTCCTTCATAACAGGATGGTTGAAAATAGACCAGATAAAATTATTGGACTTGATATAATAGAAAGTATGTACAATAATTTTGAAGATGTAACTGAAGATGAAGGTTTTGATAAAATCATCAGAATCAAAAATGGAGAAAAACATGAATAATACTGCAACTGTAGCACATGAACAACTTAAGTCTTTTATTGAACGTGTTGAACATTTGGAAGAAGACAAGAAAACTATTAGTGATGATATCAAGGAAGTATATGGTGAAGCCAAGGCTACCGGATTTGATACAAAGGCAATCAAAAAGATTATTCAAATTCGTAAACTGGATGCTGATGAACGTGCTGAACAAGAAGCAATTCTTGATTTGTATCTTCAGGCAATTGGTATGGCAGATGGTGATGAGGTATAATATGGCATGGATGTATGCATTAGATCATAATGGCACTCCGATTAATCGGAAAGGTGATTCTGGTATGATGAGTCAAGCAATTTTTCGTAATGAAGTTGGAAAGGCTGTTGCAGAAGATAATGCAAAACCCAGAGTTGGGGTTCGTATGAGAGTTGGTAGCATTTATGCTAGAAGTTATAGTGATCAAGATTATTGGACCACTACAGAAATTCAAGAAATTCTACGAGAAGAGGTTATTGATGGTGTTTTAACCATTGAGTTTAGGACACTTAATAGCGTCTATCTTTGGAGAGAAATTTAAAGGAGATACAATTGAAAGTTGTTAATAATAAATTAGTTGCTACTGATTCAACTGAGCATATTGCATATGTTGGAACAGATAAAAGGTCTGGAAAAGTACGTGCAATGGAATATATAGTTATTCATTATACTGCAAGTGCAAATTATGATGCTGATGTTAGAACATTATCTACATCATCTGCACAAGCATCTTGTCAACTTGTATTAAGCCCAGAAGGTGAGATTACCCAAATTGGAGATTTGAATGATGCATTGTGGCATGCAGGAAGATCAAAGTGGCGCAATCGAAATGGTTTGAATAAGTATTCTCTTGGAATTGAGGTTACTTGTCCCGGTCCTGTTGAATATATTGGTTCAGAGGGTGGAGTAAGAACATTCAAAACTTGGTATGGTGCAAAACTATATGAAGATACTGCATCAAAATGGAATTTTGTACAGGCTAAACATAAGAATGGTGGACCAGAAAAATGGTGGGCTGGATTTACTTCTAAACAAATTGAAGTATTATCAGAATTGGTTCCAATTTTAGTTGAACATTACAACATCAAGGAAGTTGTTGGTCATGATGATATTGCACCTTCTAGAAAGATTGATCCGGGTCCATGTTGTCCTGATTCATTGTGGTCAATTTTTGAAGGTCGTATTGATGTAGATGATGAAGAAATTGTCACTACTCCACCAGAATCACATATCAAAAAGACTACTGCTCAAGTATATGGTATTACAGATGATTCGAATTTAAATGTACGTGATGATATTAAAGGTAGAATTATTGGTTCTATACCAGAAGGTACATTAGTAACGATTCTTAAAAATAAATCTGGTTGGGTTTATATGGAAACACCAAATGGACATCGTGGTTGGGTGTTTGGTAAATATTTAGTAGCAGTCTAATTACAATAGTTCTTATATATGGTGTTACACATCTCTTCAAGTTGACCGTTATTTGAAGAGATGTTGCCATTATCTGAAGTTGCTGCCATACCCTTAAGAATTTCCATAAGTGTTATTCTTTGGGTTTGTGTCATATAAAAACCACCAGCTTCATTTGAATTTACTGCATATATTCCCTTATCATCACCACCTTGGATGGTAATATTTTGAGATGGACTTCCAACAATTTTACCTCTGAAATTAATGTGTGTGCCGCTTATTTTGGTATTTTCATTTGGTTTGGTGTTGGAAAAGTTTATGTTTAGGGTAGAAAACCCTCTTCCGTAATCAGTATTATTCATTTAAACTCCTTTTTAATATTTATATGAATATAGGGGTTTACTATCTGTAATAAATAATGTATATTGATACTAATGCAATTAAGAGGAGAAAAATATGTGGATTCTATTTAATCTTGCCCATTTTCAATATACTGAAATTGGATTTTTTACACTTCTATTTCTTGAAAGGATGTTTACATGAAGACGTTTCCATTCGTAATTCCGGGTGATTTTTTCGAAGTTGCAAAATCAGGAAAAATTATTGTTTATCGAGTTGTTGAAAAATTTGGATTTGCTACAGTAGCGAAACCTATAGCATCTTATCCAAAAATTTAATCAGGAGAGGGAATATGAAAAAGAAAAATCCAATTGCATATTCCCTCATCCATAAATGTTACAAATGCAAAGTAATAATTTCGAAGAAAAAGTATAATAGAAAGGGGAAATATATTTGAATATATTATTGGTGGATGTGGATGGAGTTTTACTTAACTGGAAAGATAATTTTGATTTCTGGTTGGAAAATAATATGCATCCAAAAGACGTTGAATTGATCAAGGAATCCAAAGAAAAATTCAATTGTATCTCTTATGCAATGCATGATAGGTATGGTATATCTGAAGCGGAAATGATTTATTATATCAAGGGTTTTAATCAATCAATACATTTTTCGCATTTACTACCAATAAAAAATGCCAGAAAGGCAATGGATAAACTTGTTTCTAATGGTTGGATTATAAGTACTATTTCATCTTATTCAGATGATCCTCTTGTGGATGAATTACGAAAGTCAAATCTAGATAAATTTTTCAAAAAAACTACATTTTATAGACATCATCGTGTTGGATTAAATGAGAGTAAAACATCATTTTTAAAACACTATCGCAATAAATATAAAAAAGAGCATGTTTGTTTTGTTGATGATAAACCAGCACATATTTTGGATGGTATTAAGTGTGATATTGAATCATATCTATTCATTCAACCACATAATAAAGATCACCGCCTAATAAATTCTGGTTATGGAACTGATTGGGAAAACTTTTTAGAAAGGTATAAATGATTATTACAAGAGATGAAGCTATTAAAGCATTTGAAGCAGTTGAATTATATGATACAAAGGTAGATGCTGCAAAGAGTTTGGGTATTACTACAAGTGCTTTATATAGACGAATTAAACACTATCATAAAGACCCTGAAGCCATAATCTATAGAAACGCTAAAGAAAACAGAGTTCCATATGATGATATCAATATGGCTTGGATTAAGAATGATGAAGTATCGATGCTTTGGAAGAAGTCAGATGGTGTTTTATCATATACTGAAATCAGGGATCAATTAATTGAAGAAATGGTGAAATATGCACCTGTATATAAACCAATTTCAAGATCAACATTTTTAGAACAAAATTTACTTATTATTGATGCAGCTGATATCCATGTTGGCAAATTATGTAGGACTTATGAAACGGGGTTTGATGAGTATAATATTGATATTGCTGTTAAGAGAGTTGAAGAAGCGATTGAAGCGTTAGTTGTGCAATCACAATTCTACAATCCAGAAAAAATTGTTTTTGTAATTGGTAATGATGTTCTACATATTGACAATGCTCGCAGGACAACAACATCAGGTACACCACAAGATACAGATGGTCAATGGTGGGATATGTATTTGGCCGCTAAGATGTGTTATATTAAGGCTATTGAACGATTGATACCATTAGCTGATGTACATGTTGTATTTTGCCCATCAAATCATGATTATGTATCTGGTTGGATGTTGGCTGATACTATTTCATCATGGTTTGCTAATAATGGTAATGTTCATTTTGGTGAAGATAACAAGAGCATTTCCATAAACCATAGAAAATATATTGTATATGGGTCAAATCTTATCGGTTTTACACATGGTGATGGAGCTAAAGAAAAAGACATTCCCAATTTGATGCAATATGAAGCAAGGGAAATGTGGGGAAAAACCACACATGCGTACATGTATACTCATCACACACACCATGCTGATAGAAAATTTGTTACAGATACATCTAAACATAGAATTGAAAAAGATCATATTGGAATCACTGTATTATCACCATCAACACATATAAATTCAGATCATGGTGTTTATATTGAAACGGTTAGAAGCCCATCACCACCTGATGGTTGGCATTCTAGAAATGGTTACGTAAATAAGGCAGCAATTGAAGCTTTTATACATCATCATAAAAATGGACAAATAGCTAGATTAACACATTTTTTTTAGGAGTATATAATGTATAGTAGATATGAAGTTTATAAGAATATTGATACAGAAAGAGAATATCAAGAAATGGTAAATAATAATAACGAAATATATAATGAATATCATGAGTTGGTTATGGGTGAAGCAATACTAGCTATTCAAGTTAATTTAGGTAAGGTTCTTGCAAGTTGGTACTCTGATTCACCAAAAAATGATTATCAAATTACGATGGAGCATATTAGAGAAATTGCAGCATTAAGTGTTTATCTTGGTGAAAAATATGGAATGCCACCTAGATAAACTGCATAAATAATGTATGACATGGTATTTAAATGATAATGTATTTACAGAAAATGATATCCCAGATGATGTTTTAGGTTTTGTTTATTGTATAACAAATCTTAAGACATCTCGAAAATATATTGGTAAAAAAATATTCTTCAACACAATCAAAAGACCACCACTAAAAGGTAAAAAACGCAAACGTATTACAAAGGTTAATTCTGATTGGCAGAAATATTATGGCTCCAATGAAGTTCTGAAAGAGGAATTGTTAGTCGGTGATGAATCTGATTATAAAAGAGAGATACTATATCTCTGTAAAAATAAAACCGAAATGGCTTATTTAGAAACAAAAGAACAATTCAACCGGGGTGTGTTATTGAGTGATGATTATTACAATTCTTGGATAAGTGCTAAAATTACCTCAAGAGGTTTAGATGGACTTAAAGTTTAATAAACACTATTCAGAAGATGATGTAGATGGTGAATTATTGTTTTTAGAGGGAGATTGTGGAGTATGTCATAAACCAAATTCTTTGATATTAATGAATGATAAGAAACTGAGAAAATATAAAATTAAATTATACATCAAATGTATATCATGTTTTAGAAAGTTTGAATGCACTGCGGAGTTTTATAATGACTGAGAGTTTTATACTTGCCAATATACTACAAATCAAATCCAAGTTTTATGCGTTATGTTCAATTGAATTGAATATACAGGGTGATCCAGCGTTAGATGAGAAAACATTCAGTAAAATTATGAGAAAATCAAAACAACATAAGGAACTGAATAATATATTCAGTGAATTGTGGAATGAATACAAGAAAAATTTAACCAAATTAGAGGAGATAAAATTTGTCAATTGAAATCTATGGTAAAAATGATTGTCCATATTGCGAATTAGCAAAGCTGGCATGTGAAAATTATGGTATTGGGTATCAATATAAATTGGTTGATACTCCAGAAGCAGTTGAATGGTTGCATGAAAATGTTAATGCACAGATTAAAACCGTTCCAGCTGTAATTTATGATGGAGTTTGGATTGGTGGTCTTGATGAACTAAAAGCGAAAATTAATGAGAGTTATACAATTGAAAATGGAGCGATTAAAAACGTTCTTAATGGTTAATTAAAAGGAGAACGAGAAATGTATACTAGAATTGAAGAGATAACACATGATTTAAAATCAGGTGTGGTTAAGTTTGAATTTGAAAAATCTAATGGTGATCATAGGGTTATGTATGGTAGTCTTCATCCTGCATTTTTACCAGAACGTAAACCAGCCGATCCAACAAAAGTACCCAGAGCTAAATCAAAAAATGAAGATTTGGTAACAGTGTTTGATGTTGAAAGTGATGCATGGCGATCTTTTAACTTCAAGGGTTTGGTTTCTGGTGAAATTTTGTGGATAGAGGATGCAATTTAATGGGTGAATTACAAACACTTTTCACAAATGTAGATGTATTACTACCGGGTGTTACACCAGAAGTAACACTCAATATAACATTGGATAATGTTAGTGATGGAGTCAGAGAAGAAGTTACTAACATGTTAATTGATCATGATAGTTTTTTATGGGATTCTCATGAAAGAGAATTAGAGGATTCTTATCCTATGATGAATAGTTTATTGAAAAATCATTTCTCGAATTTTGCTATTCGATATGCATTTATAGGTGTTGTTGATGACTAAATTTGTTAAAAAACCTGTAGAAATAGAGGCATGGAAATACAACTTTCCTGCCTCTAACTTTCTAAAATCTTGGTTGGGTGCACATATGGGTAGAGAAATGATTGGTGAATTGGAAATTAAAACATTGGAAGATGGTTCCAATCATCAAGTTAAACATATTGCCAGTGATGGAGATTGGATTATTCAAGGTATAAAGGGTGAATATTATCCATGTAAATCAGATATTTTTCACGAAACATATGAAGAAGTAAAATAATAATTTAAATATTCTATAGACAATGTATAATGTATAATGTATAATGTTAATTATATAAATATTAATAAAAAGGATCAACTATGAAAAATTTTACTGAGTTTCTTAAAGAAAGAAATACAACAGACACTATTCGGGAAGAATATATCTCGGAACAATATGACATTTTGTTAGAAAAACTCATTACAGTTGGTGGTAGAGCATATCCAAAATTTGGTAATGTTGTTATTATGGCTGGTGGAGCAGGATCGGGTAAAGGATTCATAAAAGATAAACTATTAGGCTTAGAGGGTGCTATATTTGATGTTGATGCATTAAAAACATTGGCAGCTAAAGTACCTGTAATCAGAAAAAAGATTAAAGATGAAATGGGTCTTGATTTGGAAATGATTTCACAGAATTTGAAAGACCCTAACAATGTGGCTCAATTACACCAAATTATAGGGGATTATCTGGATATACCAAATAAAAAACAGAAAGCATTTTTTACTTCGGTTCTATCAGCAGATATGGAACGTAAACCAAATATCATATTTGATGTAACACTAAAAGATTTATACAAACTAGAAAATATAACTAGGAGAGTTTCTATGTTTGGTTATGATACAAAAAACATCCATATTGTATGGGTTGTTAATGATATTGAAGTTGCCAAGGCACAAAACCAAAACCGTGATAGAGTTGTGCCTACAGAAATATTGATTAACACTCATCGTGGTGCTTCGTCCACAATGGCTGATATTGTTAATATGGGTGATAAAATTAAGAAATATATGGATGGTGATATTGTATTTGCATTCAATAAAGTAAAAGTTGATAGTGATCTTGTGAAATCTAAAACAGGTGGAGCTTACATCAAGGATGCAGCTTATTTTTATGTTAAACGTAAAGGTAAACCACCAACTTCCATTGAACTTATGGATAAAGAAATTCGTAATAAAATAAGGCAATATGTACCAAAAGGCGTTGAGTGGTAATAAACACAAAGGATTAGAATGTCACAAATATATAATGGTGAGATAATTTATAATGATATGAGTAAAAATGCTCATGGTGGAACTGAACTTATTATGGATAGGATGGTTAAGTATATTCCTAAAGAATATATGGAAGGTTGGCAGATCATCCATTCCAGACCACCAGAGGAACTTGATACAGATAAAAGAATCATGTTAGTATTTCATGATTTACCAAATGACCCCTGTTATGATAAATTGAAGGATGAATCATATAGAGATAAAATTGATTTGTTTGTTTTTGTGTCAAACTGGCAATTACAATATTTCAATTTATCTATGGGTATCCCATATTCAAAGTCTGTTGTTATTCAAAATGGCATTGAACCATTTGCGATCAGAACTGACGTACTTGAACCACCTGAAAAAACTAAATTGATTTATCATACCACTCCACATAGGGGTTTGGAAATTCTGATTCCAGTTTTTAATGAATTACTGAAAACTCATTCTGACATAGAGTTGGATATATATTCATCATTTGAAATCTATGGTTGGGGTGAACGTGATATAAAATACAAGCATTTATTTGATATGGCAAAAGAAAACCCACATATAAATTATCATGGATTTCAACCAAATGAAAAAGTGCGAACCGCATTAACGGAATCACACATCTTTGCATACCCTTCTACATGGCCTGAAACATCTTGTTTAGCTGCTATTGAAGCTTTGGCTGCAGGGTTATACGTTGTGAATCCAAATTATGCAGCATTACCAGAAACATGTGGTTTCTTTGGTTCTAATTATCAATGGTCGGAAAATTCAAATCAACATGCTACTGTATTCTATAGAGAATTACATAACACAATCGAATATATTAGAAAATATGGTATGAGTAGTAGGATTCTCCAACAAAATCTATATAATACGTTTTACAAATTTGATGGAGAATTTATCAAAAATAAATGGGTAACAGCATTAACCACTAGAAAATATCAATAAGCCTCTGATATGATGATTGAGAATTTTCTGTTTTTCATCATATCACTAGCTTCTAATCGTTCAAGTAATGATAGAGCCTCAAATTTTTCATGTTCGAAGAACGCCTTAACAATTCTTCGAACATGAATATATTCACTGAATGAGTTAAGAACCAAGTCAGTCTGTATTACCAAATAAAATTTCTCATGCATCTTTTCATCTCCTTTTCAATTTATTATTCAATATAGAAAATTTTTAATTTAATGTCAACATCAAAAATAAATCTTTACAATCATATTTTTGTATGCTATGTTGAATTATAAACGAAATAGGAGAAATCTAATGGCTAAAATGTCACTGATTAAACGGAAGAAAAAAGTTGGTCGCACAAGTCGGATTCAAGAATCCATAATGGACCGGAAGTCCATGGGTGCTGAAGCAATTGAAATAAATCCAGATTCTTCCAATGTGCATCTTATGCTGGCTTATAACTGGTACAATTATATGGTTGATCCAAAGACTGCGATCAATTACCTCTTTGATTATCTAGAGCTTAATGACAAAAAGCTTTATAAACATGTTATCAATATTGATGAAAAGCATATCAATCGCACTTTGTGTTATGTTGCGAATATGATGAATAAAGGGCAAACTATGCCTAAGCGGATTGCGGATAAATTCGAAAATCATCTGATTGAGCTTTCGAAAATTGTAAAACGGAATGTCAAATCAAATAAAGTAGATGATACTCCATTCAAAGAAAACAAAGCAGATTTCGTGATTGCTGATTTCGAAGATGAATTTGATAGCAAGAATTTTGAATTTTCTGCTTATGAGTATATGAATAGTAACACAATTCCAAAAGCCCATTGTTCTACTGTTGTAGAGCATTATCAGCGTCTTGCTGCAGAACTTGAAATGGTTGTCAAAAAGACTGATAAAGATGTTATGGAAGCGTATTCAATCTATTCACGTAAAGAGATTATAAATATGTATAATTTCGTAAATACTCTGATTGCAGATGTGAATCGTTATGAGAGTAACAAGAAAAAAGAACGTAAGCCACGTGCGAAAAAAACCAAGGCACCAAGCGATCTTCTAAAATTTATTGAACCATGTAAAGAGGATTCAAACCTCAAGATTGTTTCAATTAATCCAGAAAATATTCTCACTGCAAAATCATTGTTCGCTTATAATGTAAAATATGGAACATTGGTGCATTTTGTTGCTGAAGAAGACAAAACACTTTCAGTATACCGTACTGCGATTATCAATTTTGATGCAAAGCTATCCAAGGCTAAAAAGGTTGGACGTAAGGCAAAGGAAGCTATTGAAATTGTGTTGAATGGCAATAAGACACAACGCAACAAGGTTTTCGATTTGGTTAATACCAATGAGATTGAAATTCCAAATCGAATTAATGGTAATGTAGTGCTTCTTGCATCAAGCAATAAATAAAGTTGGGGGAAATTAATCCCCAACCATCTTTAATGTATAAATATTATGTATGCTCTAAGATAGATATTAGGAGTTAAATGGAAAAACTTAAAGAAAATAAGAAAACTAATGTAGTTGAATTTCCAGTGATTGATAATTTTATGAAACCAGTGGATGGTCAAATAGAACTTGTAAAAGCTAAAAGTGATTACAACATCGAAGCTGTTGAGTTTATATATGATGATATCATAGCTAAAATGACTGCCATTGGTGTCATTGCACCACATAGAACTGATAGGTATAATGAAAATGATTTCATGTTGATTTATGAAGCAATAAGTTCAGCCCTTAATAGATATCAAAAATTATCACATCCATTACATTTTGTTGTAGATGATTTTTTTATAATGGATGAAAATGAAGAAGAAATAGAACCATATGATGAAGAGGAAAACGATTGATTTTATTAGATTATTCACAAGTTGCGACATCGACATTTTTTGCTTTATTAAATAATTCACGTGATAAGGTTGAACCAGATGTAGATTTCATAAGACATTTGATTCTAAAATCTATTGGTTCGGTAAATGTCAAATTTAGAAAAAAATATGGTAAGATGGTAGTTTGTGTTGATGGTGGAAATTCATGGCGCAAGCAAATATTCCCATATTATAAGGCTGCTAGGAAAAAGGCTCGCAGTAAGATCGATATTGATTGGACACTTTTCTACGCATCCATGGAAACAGTCAAGAATGAATTAGATGAATATTTTCCTTATAATGTAATCCATTTTCAAGAAATGGAAGCTGATGATATCATTGGTACACTTTCATTAAGATTGGATGAAGAACCTAATATTGTAATTTCGTCTGATAAGGACTTTATTCAATTACAAGCCATGACTAAAAATACCGATCAATATGATAATATTAACAAAAGGTTCCTTAAAGTGGATGATCCTAAGCGTTATCTATATGATCATGTTATGTCAGGTGATCGTGGTGATGGTGTACCAAATGTACTATCAGATGATGATACCTTTGTTGTTGAAGGTAAAAGACAAAAGAGTTTAGGGCCAAAAAAATTAGAACAGTGGTTTGGTACTCCTCTGAAAGAATTATTTCCTGATCAAGAATCTATCCAGAGATATAATAGAAACAAACGTCTTATTGATTTAAGACAAATCCCAAAACAGTTACAAATTCAAATTTTAGAAAAACATGAAGAAGGAAAAAGTAAAACTCCACCTGATTCATTATTTAACTATTTCTCAAAATTTGGCCTAGTACAATTATTAGAAAGCGTAGGAGATTTTAAGTGAGTATTATTCAAGTTAAAAGAAAAACAATGATGCATGTGTTGAATGAAGTAAATGATGTTGAAGATAAACAGGATCGAATTTACGTTTTGAGAAATATCTGTCAGTCAATTCAGACATATGCTAAACTAATTCAGTATACATATCATCCAGATATTCAATTTGATTTACCATCTGGTGATATTCCTGATAGCCTATGGCGAAGGTCTGATCATGATGAATATGGTATTTTATATAGACTTATTAACCGTGGTGAAATTAAGGCTCTATTACCATCTAAAAACCCAGAAGAGGAAGAAACCAAATATCGTAAACAAAGAAAAGAGTTGATTTTTATTTCGTTTCTTGAAAAGGTTGCAAGGTCAGATGCAGACCTTATTATTGGCTTGAAAGCTAAGAAACTCCCACAAAGAAGGTTAACTGAAAAATTCTGTTTAGACGCATTACCAGAATTATTTCCAACATCAGTTGAATCCAATTTTACAGCGGAAAAGGTAGATGGCTAAAAAATTTAAGAAATATGATGATGATGAAATGAATGAGCGTCGATACAAAAAAATTAAAGAATTGACACGTAGAGTTAAAAGTAAAGAACGCAGAAAGCAAAAGGCGGAACCAATTAATGCCAACCTACACTTTTCGAAATAAGGTCACTGGAGTCACCAGTAATCATATATTAACACTTAAACAAAGGGAGGAATATCTAGAGCAAAATCCAAATGAACAGCAAATGATATTAAATTCAACATTAGTATCGGGTGTTGGTGGTTTAAAACCATCTGATGGGTTTAAGGACGTACTCAACACCATCAAAAAGAATAATCCCCGATCAACAATAAACACGTGATTCTAATTTTGTTATGTACAATAGGAGTCTATATGTTAAATAGAATTGATGAACCAACAAGAAAAAGAAGTAAGAGAAATAAGAAAAATAGTTCGTCATTAGATATACAATATGTGGAAGGTAAAACTGCAAATCAAACTAAATTTATGGAAGCATTTGAAAATAATGATTTAGTTATTGGAGTTGGATATCCGGGAACAGGTAAAACATATTTAGCATTATATATGGCTTTAACTGAACTTGAAATTAACAAAGAATTTGAAAAAATTTATATTGTTAGGTCTTCAGTATCATCTAGAAATTTGGGATTCATGCCCGGAAATGCTAATGATAAAATGAAGGAATATGAAAAACCATATATGTCGAATGTCAATGATTTATATGGTCGTGGTGATGCTTATAATATTCTTAAACAAAAAGGTATTATTGAGTTTTCACCTACATCATATTTGCGTGGTCAAACATTCAATAACTGTATCGTAATTTTGGATGAATTTCAAAATTTATCATTTCAAGAGCTTACTACTGTTATTACAAGGTTTGGTGAGAATTGTAAAATGGTTGTTATTGGTGATACGGGTCAAGATGATTTAACCAGTGAACGATATAAGGAATTTTCCGGTGCTAGAGATTTGATGAAAATTACCAATAAAATGAAAAATGTTGAAACGGTTTATATGGGTGTTAATGACATTGTTAGGTCTGGATTTGTTCGAGATTTCATAATTGCTCAATATGGAATACCAGAGGAATTTGATATAAAACAATATCAACTAATCTAGAAAAAGGAGCCGAAAGGCTCCTTTTTTGTTTACATATATTATGATTTGATATATATTAAAACTAATAGGAGAGAATTATGAAAGATATTGATTGGATTATAAATGATCTTAAAGAGGCTGCTAGTAAAGCTACTAGTGGTGTGTGGGATGTATCTGGTGTAAGAGCAAAAAGATTGGATGTAGAATCCATCACTATTAATACAGATGATGATGCATTTATATTTTTTCCAATTGGTGAACGTGGTGAGTATCATAGTGAAGCATTTAATGATGCAAATTATGTTGCTAAATGCTCTCCATCTGATATTCTGGCTTTGATTGATGAGATAGAATCACTTAGAGCACAACTTAAAAGATTAGTAGAAACGTGGTGAAGGGAGAATAAAATGACTGAGATGATTAAATTTGGTTCTATTGGACAATTTCGAAACACAATTCGAGATGTGAAGGATTATGTTGCACGTCAAAATGAAATTAATGGTACATCTGGTACACTACCAACACTAGAATTTCGTGGGAGTGTTAAACTTCATGGTACAAACTGTTCATGGAATTACTCAGCTGATAGTGGCACTTTTACTCCACAATCGCGCAATCGTGTATTGAGTGTTGGTGATGATAATGCAGGATTTGCAAAATACTGTGAAGATAATCGGGAATCTATTAATACCTTGTTTAATACATTAACGGGTTTTGTTGATGTAAATAATAAAATTGATAATATTATTGTTTATGGTGAATGGGTTGGTCCGGGAATACAAAAGGGTGTTGCTATTTCCTCTATACCAACTAAATCATTTTTTGTGTTTAGTGTTAAATACATATTCAAAAATGGTTCTGTTGAAGAATATCCGGGTACAATTTTTGGTGTAACCAATGCTCTTAGTCTGATTCAAGTTCCAGATGCATACTCAATAACAGATTTTCCAGAATGGAGAATTGTTATCGATTTTAATGAACCAGATGTAGTTCAAAATGAATTGATTAAAATTACAGAAGATGTTGAAGCTGAATGTCCAGTTGCACTTGTTTTTGGTGTTTCTGGTATAGGTGAAGGTGTTGTTTGGACACACTATCTTGAAGATGGTTCCACACTGAGATTTAAGGTTAAGGGTGAAAAACATTCAATTTCTAAAGTTAAAACTCTTGCTGCAGTTGACATTGAAGAGATTAACAACATCAAAGAGTTTGTTGATTCTGTATTGACTGAATCTAGGTTAATGCAAGGTATTGAATACCTTAAGGAAATGAACCATAAGATTGATGAAACATCTACTGGTCATTATGTTAAGTGGGTGGTTTCTGATGTATTTAAAGAGGAAATGGACACCATTAACGAAAATGGTCTTGATAGTAAAAAGGTTGGGAAGCATCTCTCTAATGGTGCAAGGAAATGGTTTTTTGAGAAAGGAATTTGTTAATGAGTAATATGGATAATGCAGCTAATATGATTAAATGCCTTACTTGGAGTGAAATGATTGAATTTGCTTCAGAATTGAATGATGCCATGGAAGAAGTTAATGATGGTGTTGGTATTGGTGGTATTGGTTGTGTTGGTGTAGACCAAACATATAAGATATGTGAAGTGTTAAACGGATGGGCTGAAACTAGAGCATAATTTGATATTTTCTAATTTAGTTGTTGACATTAATTCAAAAATACTCTATATTGATCATATAAATTAAATGAAACAAGGAAATTATATTATGAATAAGTCAAAGCTTGAAAATAAGTGGTGGATTGTTGACCGTCTCAAGGTTATCAATGGTGATGATGATGCAAAGGATTTGAAGATTTCCTATTACCACAAGAAGATTTTGGTTGAACGTGGTTTTGTTGCAGTGGAAAATCTAAAAGGTGAAGGTCGCGGTCGACCAACTTCAATTTATAAGTTGTCTGGTAAAGGTCGTGGTTATTTGGCTCTTTCCACAAAATGGAAGAGGTAGTATGATAAGCAGTCTGACACATCGAAAGAAACACCAGACTGTTTATTAATTTTAATGAAATAAAGGAGACTACTATGAAGATTAGTGATATTAGGCGAATTTTAGCAACAAAGTATCAAAAACAAGAATTTACAATGGATGCTGATAATGGTGATCGCATTATTGAAATTGTTGGTGCTAGTTTTGTTGCAGATACAGATAGTATTTTTGGTACACCAGATGTAAATTTTATCAAAAAAGAAATTGAATGGTATCATAAACTATCAACAAATATTAATGATATTGGTGAAAAAACAGATATACAACAAAAATGGCTTGATGCTGCCGACCAATATGGTAACATTAATTCAAATTATGGTGAGCTTATTTTTTCACCACGATATCTAGGTCAATATTCTGAAGTATCATATGAGTTGGAATTAAATCCAGAATCCAGACGTGCTGTTATGATTTATAATCGTCCTTCTATGTGTGAAGAATATAAGGAAAATGGTAAATATGATTTCATTCCTACAAATGCAGTGGGTTATCATATTAGAGATAATAGACTCAATGCTACTGTACAAATGAGTTCAATTGATGCAGTTACTGGATACCATAGTGATTATGCATGGCAGAAGCATGTTTTGGCAATGCTTCATAATGATTTGGATCATACAGATAGTCGTATGGATCAAACAACAAGTTTTGAAGTTGGTGATATTACATGGCAAGCAATGTCACTTTATGTCCATGAAAAAGACTTCCACCTTTTGGATGAGTATCTAAATGTATGATAAATGGGATTTGCGATTTCTAAAAATCGCAAAAGAAGTTTCCATGTGGTCCCTCGATCCTTCTACGAAAATCGGTTCGGTTATCGTAAAGGATCGAAGGATTCTTTCAACTGGTTATAATGGTTTTCCACGAAATATTGAAGACACTCTTGAAAGACTTTCTGATAGAGAGTCAAAATATAAATATATGGTTCATGGCGAATTGAATGCAATTTTAAATGCATCATATCATGGTATATCTTTATGTGGAGCTACCGCATACGTTTATGGTTTGCCGCCATGTGTGGAATGTTCAAAAGCAATAATTCAATCTGGAATAAGTGTAGTTGTATCTCAATATGCACATCCATTACCTGAAAGATGGAATAATTCTTATTTACTGAGTAAAGAGATATTTGAAGAATCAAATATTGAATATAAAGAATTTGAAATAAACACTTTACTCTAGATTAGATTCAGGTTATATTGATATTTCATACATAAATATAATATGGAGAGGTGGCTGAGTGGTAAGGCACCTCATTGCTAATGAGGCAGGGTGTGAAAGCATCTCATGGGTTCGAATCCCATTCTCTCCTCCAATATTAAGGATATTTCTTGAGCGATAATTTTTACACATTTTTCAAAAAACATAAAAACAAGATACTATTATCAGGTTATGAAAATGGTGTTAAATTCAACAAACAGGTGCATAATAAACCATATCTTTTTGTTGATTCTGATAAAGATAATAAAAAATATGTAAACATGGCTGGAAAACCAGTGCGTAGAATTGATTTTGAATCAACCTATGAGGCTCGCACATTCTCTAGGGAATATCAGGATATAGAAAATTTTGAAGTGTATGGTTCCACGTATTTTGAATATGTGTGGATAAATGATAATTATTCTAACCTAAAATCAGACAATTCTAAGATTAAGATTGGTAATTATGATATTGAAACTGATTCTGAAGGTGGGTATGGTAATATCGAAACAGCAGATAAAGCAGTTATATCAATATCAATAGGGTTGGTTGGTCATAAAGATATTTATTGTCTTGGTTTAAAAGATTATGATCCATCGAAATCCGAAAGATTAAAAAAAGAGATTCCAAACAAAAATGTAATCTATACTAAATGTAATAGTGAAGAAGCTTTATTGCGTAAATTCATTAGTATATGGGTTGCGCTGGAGATGGATTGTATTACTGGTTGGAATGTGAATGGTTATGATAATCTGTATGTTATCAGGCGTATAAGGCGCATATTGGGTGATGAAAAGGCTAAGAAATTATCCCCATTTGGTCTTATTAATGAATCATTTTATGAAGCATGGGGTAAAACTCAATCTAGGTTTGATATTGTTGGAATACCGACACTTGATTATATTGAATGTTATAAAAAATTCTCATTTAAAAATCATGAGTCGTATAAACTAGACTACATTGCTCATGATGTTCTGGATAAGAAGAAATTGGATTATTCTCAATATAGAACATTGGCCCGTCTATACAAAGAAAATTCTGATCTGTTTTATGACTACAACATCATTGATATTGTGAGAGTTGAAGATTTAGAACATAAATTGAAATTTATTGATTTGATTTTTCAGTTAGCTCATTTCACCAGAACAAATGTATTGGATGCATTTTCGACAGTTAAACCATGTGATGTTATTATTCATAATACATTGATGAGAGATAATATAGTAATACCACATCAACAAGAAACAGGAGAAGTAGCAGAAGGAGCTAAGAATATTGTTGGTGGGTATGTAAAAAAAGTTATCACTGGACACCATAAATATGTTATGTCTTTTGATTTTGCATCTCTATACCCACATTTGATAATGCTTTATAACATTTCGGCTGAAACATTTATGGGTAAACTATCACAATATGATAGTGTAAATACACCTGATTTAGTTATTAAGGGTGAATTTGATCAATTTTATGATAAATTAATCAAAGATAATATGACAATGACACCAAAAGGAACTGTTTTCTCTAGAGATAAACCCGGTGTATTCGGTGTAGTTATGAAAGAATTGTTCTCTAAAAGAACTGAATATAAAAATGAAATGATGAAATATAAGAAAAAGAAAGAGAAAATATTAATAGAAATAGAAAAAAGAGGATTAAAACATCATCTTCTATCATAAAAAAGATGGAGGATATTCCACATAATATTTTAGAAACACATAATATATGGAAGGATTATAATGTATGAAGAATTAAATGATGTTGAATTATTAGCTTTATATGAAAAAGCATCATATAATGAAACGCAATTACATAATGAACAGTTAGCAGTAAAAATCCTAGCAAATTCCTTTAATATTAGAGGCTTTATATAGTAATATATAAATGAAAATCTGGTGAATTGCTGGAAACTCCTGATAATAGGACAATCAGCAGCCAAGCTTGAAAGAGAAGGTTCAACGACTATTCCGCAAGGAAGTACACTTAAGTAAGTGGAAGCGCCAGACATCCATATGGATGATGATATAGTCTGCTCTTTATGGTAACATAAAGCTGGATGTTATTCCGGGTAAAAACTAACGATTTTTATTGAACATAAGGTTATGGTGGGTTGGCTAACAAATACTCAAGATGGTTTAACAATGATATCGCTGAAAGCATTACTATTAGTGGTCAACTTGCAACAAAATGGGTGGAAGTGGAAGTAAATGGATATTTGAATAAAATACTAAAGACAACTGATTTTGACTATATTATTGGTTGTGACACAGATTCGGTTGTTGGTGATACTACTATTAATGTAAATGGTATAGATACCACTATATCTGAATATTTTGAAGATATGAAGGACTATATTAAATGTGATAAATTTAATGAAAACTATATCAAAGAAGGAGATAAGTCGTTAACTCCTTCTATTAATAAGATTAGTGGTAATATTGAATATAAACCAATTAAATATGTAATGAAACATAAAGTTAAAAAGGAGATGTATAGAATAACTAATAACAGAGGTGAAAGTGTCACAGTGACAGAAGACCATTCTGTAATAGTAAAAGATAAAAAAAGTGGTAAAATATTAGAGATATCACCAAAAAAAATTAATATAGAGAACCATAGAATCATAAATATAATAGGTACTGATACAGATTCATAAGGGTTCGATAGTGAAATCAATAAAAGAAAAACTAAATAATTATATTTTTCCTATAATATATGATGATGATAATATAGATATAGAATTTATATATTCGAGAAGACACACAAAAGGATTTAAAAATGTTATAAAATATAATAAACCTGATACGATATCAGGTTTGTATGATATTCTATATAAAATAATGATTATGGGTTCTGCAATGTTATTAGAAAAGTATATATTGATGTATGGTGATAATTTAGGAGAAATTAGATATAATAAGTCATGTGCTGGATCGTCTATAACACTTGATAATATGGTTTCTAAATATGGTGTTATAGATGGAACTAAAAAATTCAATATATATAGAAATAGACAATCGTATAGTAATTCATATGAATATAAATTTGAAAAATATGGTATGTCTAAAGAAGAATATAATTCTTATAATAAATCAAGAGCTGTAACACTTGATAATATGGTTTCTAGACATGGTGTTATAGATGGAACTAAAAAATTCAATATATATAGAAATAGACAATCTTATACTAACTCAGAGGAATATCTTGGTAAAGAAAAATATAAAGAAGTTAATAGTAAAAAAGCTAATACTATTGAAAATTTTATTACACGATATGGTAAAGAAGTGGGAATATCAAAATTTGAAAAATATATCAATAAAATGCCATGTGGATATTCCAAAATAAGCCAAGAATTATTTTGGAATATCCTAGATAAAACTGATATATTTTCAGATGCTTATTTTGCTGAAAGAAATAATGAATATGGTGTTATGGATATAGTAAATAATAGATATTTTAAATATGATTTCGTATCTATTAATATGAATATTGTTATAGAATTTCAGGGTGATCATTATCATGGTAATCCTAAGATGTATAAACCATACGATTATTTATGTGGTAAAGGCTGTACTAATATAATAGCGAAAGATAAATGGATATATGATAAACAAAAAGAAGACCTGATAAAAGAGAAACGGGGTTTTGAAACTATATTTGTTTGGGAATCTGATTATCGTGATGATAAAGATTTTATGGTAAAGAGGATAATTGATTATGTTAAAAATAGAATTTGATGATGATTATGTGATTGAATCATTAGGTATACAAGAAATAGATGTGTATGATATCGAAGTTGAAGATAATCATAATTTTTTTGGTAATAATATATGTGTTCATAATTCGATTTATGTGAATGTAGAGGGTATTGTTGATAAAATCTATCCGGGATCAGACCCTAACAATGATGAAGATAGATCAAAGATAACTGATATGTTAACAGAATTTGCTAAAACATTAGAAGAAAAAGCAATTAGTGTAGCACTAGAGAAAATGTATAAGACTACAAATGCATATGATCCATGCCTTAATATGAAAGTTGAAGCTATTGGACAAGGTGTTTGGAGAGCGTCTAAAAACTATATTATGTCTGTGTGGTCCATGGAAGGTATTAAATATCAAACACCTGTAATCAAAATGACGGGTATTGAGGCTGTTAAATCATCAACACCAGAGATATGTAGAAATTACATCAAGGATTCAATTTCCTATATCGTTAAAAAAGATGAAGCTGGTTTAATTAAACATATTGAAAAATGTGTTGAAGAATTTTACTCAATGCCATTTGATAAAATTGGTAAACCATCAGGTGTTACTGATATTGATAAATGGATTGATTCAAACACTATATTCAAAAAGGGTGTACCATATCACGTGCGCGGGGCAATAACATATAACAATTTAGTAGATGAAAAAAATCTAAATGATGTGTGTACAAAGATACAAAATGGTGATAAGATGCGTATCTGTTATATGCTTTTACCTAACCCGACTGGTCAGAATATATTTGCTGTGCCAGATGAATTACCAGAGGAGTTTAGATTAGAGGGTTATATTGATTATGTAAAACAGATAGATAAAACATTCTTAAAACCAGTTAATTCATTGGCTAGTCTAGCTGATATTGATTTGGATGGTAAAAAGAAATTAGATGAATTTTATTAGGAGATAATAATGGCGCAACATGATGTACGTATGACACCAGATTTTGGTTTCACGTTTGAAAATGAAAAGGATAACGATACAACGCAAGCACAAGAATTGTATGATATACAGGTTTCATTCCTTAATAGACTTAAGGGTGATATCGATAAAGATACAATTGCTTGGCCGGGTCAACAAAGACACCAACAAATTGAGAATTTTATTGAAAAATTAAACGCAATCATGAAGGGAAATAAATGAGTTTTAGAGACGAATTACTTAAAGCAACAAAAATCAAGGAATCTGGTTTACTATCTGAATCTTTAGTTTACAACAAGAGAGAATTTGCACCAACACAAATTCCAATGATGAATGTTGCATTATCTGCAGACCCATTTGGTGGAGTTTCTTCAGGGTTGACTGCATGGTGTGGACCATCTAAACACTTCAAATCTTTGTTTTGTTTGGTATCAGCTAAAGCATATTTGGATAAACATGATGATGCTAC